CACTGCTGTCGTACTGTCCAAGCACGGATACCAGCGCAGATTTCGTGATCTGGACTTCGTGGTGCATCACTCAGTCATCAACAATGCCAGGGATCTGTGCCTAGCTCGGTTTCAAGCTGTTCAGGCCGTCAGAACTCCGTACTTCTTCTACCTTGACGACGACGATGATCTGCCGTTCGACTACTTGGATGTGTTGAACGACTGTGTGGCAGCGGGCGCTTGTGTGGCGTACACCGACGAAATCATCGTGTCAGGTGACTCGTCCGAAATCCGTCGATCAGCGGACTACAGTCAGAGCCTGCACCTGAAACAGCCGTTGCTGATTCATCACTTAGCACTGTGTAGAACGGCCGACGCACGTGAGGTGGCGCGGACGCTACCCGTAGAACCCTACTGTCCGGAAATGATCCTGTACTGGGAATTGGCCAAGCGTGGCGCGGTGTACGTGCCACGTGTGGGGTACGTGTGGAACAGGTCTAACGGCATGCACACGTGGACGTCCACGGCCAAGAGTTGGGTGAGAGCTCCAGAATACTGTGAGGCACATCCGTAATGTCAGCTTACTCAGAATACTTCCTAGGCCGTTCGAGGCGCGTCGTCGGTCTGCAGCTGTTGCAGATCTCGCACCCGAACTTCTCACAGACATACTACAAAGTCCGCAACGCCCGTGGCGGTGTGACAGTGACTTTGGAAACAGACGTCGAGCAGGTGTTCGATTACTTGCCCATGCAGATCACGCCGCTCAAGGCCAGTGACGATCTGGATACTGGCCTCAGTGTGGTGATGGGCGATATCGGGGAAGTCTTGCCGAAGGAGGTGGACTCCGTTGACGTCAATGACGGCTATTACACAGAGCCCACAGTGATCTACCGCCTGTACCGGTCGGACCAACTGACTGCTCCTCTGTACGGACCCATCCCGCTGAAGGTCAAGACGATCACGTTCGATAGGACTGGTCTGTCATTCGAAGCCAGGGCCCCACGCCTCAACTACAACAAGACGGGTGAGTTGTACCTGTTCGACAGATTTCCGATGCTCAGAGGCTTCCTGTGAGCATCGACAAGTTCTTCGGTCTGCGATACGACGAGAAGTCGTACAACTGCTATCACTTCACTTGTGACGTGTGGAAGCACCTCACCGACGAGGATCTTTCACAAATCATTGATGATCAGATGCAGACTTCAGGTAGACTGTACAGGCGATACGTTCGGCAGTTCAGAGAGCTGGATGTGCCGGTGTCACCCTGTCTAGTGATCATGCAGAATCCCAACGAAGTCGTTCACATGGGCGTCTATTACAAAGGTCGAATCCTGCACTTCTCAAAGGGATTGGGCACCGAGTATATGCCTCCGGAGGTGGCCTGCCGCCATCACTTGAAGGTCAGATATGCAGCTCGTAATCATTCATGACGTTCTGAAGCCACACGCCACCGAAATTTTGGAGGTGGCTGACCTGTGCGCGGCGTTGAAGGAGCGATTCCCTGAGGAATTTCCACAGACTGGTAGGCTGTACCACTACCAAGTGGCGGTGGATCACGAGATCACGCCTACCTGTGAAGGGGACGTAGATTATCTGCAATCCATCAAAGATGGACCAATTTATCTGGTGATCTATCCAGCCGGTATTGAGGTGTTCGTCTATGCCGTGATATTCATCTTGTTGGTGGCGGTCGCGATCATGTTGCGACCACAGATTCCCAACTCGACGGCTCGTAATTCTGATACCGGATCGTCTAACAACGCATTGTCAGGGCGCTCCAACAAACCTCGTGTCAACGGTCGCATTCCTGACATCTTCGGAACTGTTCGATCGGTTCCTGATATGATCGCTCCGCCGTACTCCATCTTCGAAGACCACATCGAGATCGAGAACTGTTACATGTGCATTGGTCGAGGTGCGTACTTCCTCGAACAGATAGACGGCGTAGAGAGTGTGCGGGACGGCGACACGCTCGTGTCCAAGATCGATGGCAGTGCCATAGAGGTGTACGGCCCATACAAGTCCCCCAACTCGGGCGACGCGCCGGACTTTCAAATCGGCGACGACATCGACCTCCTGGTAGTCACGGCGGCTCGCAGTAAGGCCGTCAATGGTCAGGTACTGCGAGCGCCCAATGAGTCTGACTCACTCAGTGATTTCACAGGCCAAGTCCGATTCAACTTCCCCAACCAGATAGAGATCGTCGCCGGTTCACAGGATTTCACCACCCTCTTCGACGTCGGTGACACCATCCAAATCTACACGTCACTGATCGTGTTCGCCTTCGTGACTCTGGACGGGTTCTACTTCTGGGCCAACAGTCCGCCGGACAATTACCAACTGGTGAGCACTAAGTTCAAGGTCGGTGGCATCATCGAAGTCAGTGGTGTTACGATCACTGCCGACCCAGGACCGTTCCTGGCTGTCTACCTTGCCGGAGCGGTGGACGGATCCCTCGTCTTCAACGGCCGTTACAAGGTGACAGCTTGGACCAGTAACACGCTCACTCTCGACGACCCTGAAGCTGCAGCGCCAGGTTGGGTAGGGCTAGCCGCTGATACCAGCTTTGTCACGGTCGGACTGAAGACGATCAACAGCCCGATCAACAGTGACATCCGTGCCGAATTCACAGGTCAATACGAGGTCACTGCCGTGGCGTCGAATCTGTTGACGTTGGATACTCCGGCGTACGTGAACGGTGCGTGGATTTGGATGGAGGGTCTGGATCTGGGTTGGGGTGATGCGGCTTTTGGAGATCCCGCGGTAGGCGGTGAGACTGTCACCATCGGTCTGAGCTCGGGCGGCGACGGGTGGGTCGGCCCGTTTGTGACGGATCAGGTCACCACGAACGAGATCATAGCCAACTTCATATGCCAACAGGGCGCGTGGAAGGACAATGGCACGACACAGTACGCGTCTAATGTGACAGTGCAAGTCGGCGTCGCACCTTGCAACGCGGCCGGAGGATTGCTCGGTACGGAGACATTCTTCACTGCTACGGTGCTAGGCTCCGATACAGTGAAGAGTCAGCGAGCTGTCACACTCCGTACGGACGTATCCCCTGGCAGACAATCCGTCAGAGCCCGCCGCATCACGCCGAAAGACGTGGCATTCACCGGGCAGATCTCAGACGAGGTCAAGTGGAGGGACCTGTACGCGGTGTCGCCAGTGACGGCTGAGGACTTCGGCGACATCACGACGGTTCAGACACGCACCAGTGCGACCCAAGCTGCCGTAGCGATTTCGGAGAGGCAGATCAATCTGCTGGTAACCCGTATGCTTCCGCAACGGATTTCTGGTTCGACGTTCGGATCACTGATCGCCACACGCAGTGCGGCCGACATCCTGTCGTTCATAGCCCTCGACCCCACCCTCGGAAACCGTACGGTCGACGAAGTGGACTTCGATAATCTGTACAACACGATTGAAGAGATCAAGGCCTACTTCACCGCGTACACCCCATCTGAGTTCTCCTACACCTTCGATAAGGACAATGTCTCATTCGAAGAGATGGTGTCGATCATCGCCGACGCAGTATTCTGCTCGGCCTACCGTCAAGATAAGTTGAAGTTGTACTTCGAGCGCGAGGTCGATGACAGTATTATGCTGTTCAACCACCGCAACAAGATCCCAAAGACTGAGAAACGGTCCATCAACTTCGGTCGAGACTACGACGGCATCCAATATACGTACGTATCACCTGTGGATGACGCGGTGGTCACGTTCTACGTGCCTGAAGATCAGTCTGCTGTGAAGCCCCAGCCGGTGGAGAGCATCGGTGTCAGGTCTGTGAATCAGGCTTACCTGCACGCGTACCGTCTGTACAATAAACTGCTCCACCAGACTACGTCGGTCGAGATGAATGTGCTGAGTGAGGGAGACTTCGTCGCGCTGAACCAGCGCATCCTCATCGAAGACAATACGCGTGCTGATACGTACGACGGTCACGTAGTCAGTCAATCTAGTCTGACCCTTCGACTGTCCCAGAGATTCCAGTTCGACGACGATGATTATCTGATTT